TCTGTATCGCATTTAAATCTCAAAGATAACAAAACAGCTTACTTTTGTATTTAATTGCGATGCGGGTTAATTAAAGTGCCTTCTGGAACGTTTTGATATAAATAGTGCATTTTGTGACTTACATACCAGATTCGATTTATGTTTGCTTCAATTCCAGAAAAAAAAATTTTTTTTTATTTAAGTATATATATAAAGGAAAAAAATTTTCTAAACCTAAACCTTTTGTTTAGATTTTAGGACTTTTAGAACAATTAGCGGACTTTTAGAACATAGAGCCTCAAACGTGTAAATCGGTGTTCAAATCGATCGAATTGCCTATTGCACTTCCAGAAAAAAAATTTTTTTTTTATTTAAGTATATATATAAAGGAAAAAAATTTTCTAAACCTAAACCTTTTGTTTAGATTTGTATGTCTAACTCACTGATTATCAATACTTTAAACCTAAATAGTTAAATTTCTTGTAAAAATTTGTATTTCTATGTTCTAATTCATTTTTATTTGCTATATATACATGTAAAAAAATAAGAAATGAATATAATCATAGATGGTAACTGGTTGCTTCATTCGTCGATGGGCAAAGAAATAAAGGAATTGTCCCTCAAAATGGACGGGGAAGGAATTTTAAAAATGAGGCTAAAGGATTCTTTGTCGTCTCACATGTCTGAAATTATCGGTAAATTTGATTTCATGAACAATTTGCCGACGGTGTATTTGGTAAAGGACTCACATTCTTGGAGAAAAGACTTGAATATTCCGGAGTCCCTTATGCAAATGGATATTAAGTATAAGGGGCAACGTAATCATTCTAAGGACTGCGATTTTTCTAAAATAGCTACAATTTTCGATGAGTGGTTTGCTGAAGCGAAAGCCGGAGCTTGCTTAGTATCGCAAAACAATTTGGAAGGAGACGACTGTATTTTGATGTTAGTGAACAAATTCAAAGCATCAAAGCAAAATACGGTTATTGTTTCATCCGATGCCGATTTGACACAGTTATGTTATACCGGGGATTTTTGGTTTGTTGCTGCATTATCCCCTTTTGACGGGATCGTCTATGCAGAGCAAGAAATAAAACATGCAGCAGCATTGTTTAACCCGCTTTTTTCATTTATTTTACACTTTGAAAAAAGTAAGACGGTAACTCGGGATAAAATCATTGTGAATAAAATATTATTCGGTGATGTTTCCGATAATATTCAGTCTATTGGTACAGTGATGCGTAACGGAAAGAAATTTAATGTTACAGAAAAGCGCTTACTTGCTGTTTTACCGGAAAAAATTAAGACACATGATGAACTATCTAAAATGAAGCAAGAAATTGCAAGTGCAGTTCATGAAATTGTTCCGGAGCTGTCTGTAGAAGAGATTCTAAACAGACTTGCATACAATGAAAAACTGGTAATTTTGGATGAGTCTTATTTACCGCAAGACGAAGTTAAGATAATTCGAGAGAATATCGGAGGATAAAATTCAGAGACCGTATTATTTGCAATCTTGCCTTGGGAATGTGATATTTCTGAGGTGAGGTTGTTTTGCTGTATTATATATATATGCTAGAAAATTCAGTACTTGTTGATAAGCCGGAAATAACGGTTAATGGAAAAACGTTGATTGATTTATTTCCTCAGGGATATCAAATTCCGAGTGGAAGTTTGAATATTAATTTGATTAAGGTTTCGCCTGAATATATTGCGAGACCGGACTTACTGTCAATTGCTATTTATGGCAGTGATACTTATGGGGATTTGCTGATGAAATTGAATAACATAACAAACCCGTTAGAATTAAATGACGGTATGGTATTGGTCTGCCCAGTTCCTGCGGCTATGTCACAAATAAAATTTTCTAATGTGCAAAAAAGCGAAATTATTGAGGCGGATACGGTTGCACTGAAAAAATCTGATGATTCCGCTTCAGCAACAACAAGTCCGTCTCAGACGAATGTGCCGGATAAACGATATGATATTGATTACAAATCAAATAAAATTTATTATTGATGAACTGTGAGAATTTTTCAAAGGAACAGGAACTGGCAGAGGATACGCAGTTTATTCAGCGAGTTGCCTCCGAGGTGACGCAATCTTGTGCATTGCCATTAGCTGTTCCGACCGAGCGAATCCCCGAATTTATTTTACAGGCAGCTCAATGGTTTTGGACGTATGACGATTACGCATTGGAAGAGCGTAGTTATGTTATAAAAAACAAAGAGTTCTGTCACGGGGCGGGAGGTGCAAAAGAGAACAAAATTGTTCAATTGCCGAAACAGATTATGAGTGTGCACATCGTTTCCCGCTCGTCGCACAAAGCATTGTCCGGGAATATGGGTGACTTCTCACTGGAAAGAATGATGATGGATTCCTATTCGATGAGCCAGGGGCTGATGAGCACCGAGAATAACGGACTTGGGGCCACCGGTGGATTTTATAATCTTATGGGTGTTGTTGCCGGATTATACGAAATGAGTACGTTTCAAAAAACTCTTGGCCATGAGTTGACTTATAATTACAATCAATATTCTCACAAACTGATTATTCTTGGAGACCTCGGTCCTTCTGATGTTTATATTCAGTGCATGAAACGTTGTAGAATTCAAGATTTGTATGATTCGTATTATTTTTTCAGAACTGTAGTTTGTTTCGTTAAGCGTGCTCTTGCAACAATTTATGGCACATTTGAATTCACATTGCCTGGCGGTGTGACAATTAACGTGTTAGATATAAAATCCGATGCGGATTCAGAATTGGACGCGATTAAGGAATACTTTGAGAACAACCGAGCATGTGACTACTTCTTCCAACCTAATACTGTATAAAAATGACAGATGATGAAAAATTAGTGGCAATAAAGTCCGGAAAAATAGATATTAATGCCAGTGATTTGTATTTTAAAAAGCTAATAAATGCTTTTTTAGTATACATGCGCAGTAAGATTATTCTCAATGGCAAAGTTGTTCCACATCGGATTCTGAACTCCGGCGATGATATATTGTTTTTGGAAAATAAGGGGCAGGACGAATCTAAAGTGCCTGAGACGGTGTCAAATGAAAATTATGTATACAATGAGATTCCGAGAGGTATGGTCGGGCTTCCGTCCCTGAACATGAGTACGGGAGAGCTTTCAAATCCTTTTTCTTACGGGACATTTCAGTTAGATATTGATGGAACTCTGACAACATACACTGCGCAGTTTCGCCGTATACCGGTAAATGCAAAGTTTGAATTGAAATACTATTTAGACACATATAATGATTCACTGATGTTAATGCAGGAAATTATTGCGAAGTTATCCGTTATCAATGATTTCAGATTTGAATATTTGGGGCAGGAAATACCCGCAAGTTTTACCGTTCCGGAGGATCCAAACGTTGAGTGTAATGTTGCATTTTCTGGGGATTCGGATGACAGCAAACTAAAGACAATTTCTATGGATATAGATTTAGAATCCGCAATACCCATTTATATTCCGGCAACGGTGTTGTCCTCTGATACGATGATTGGAGAACTTTCTGCAGCAATAAAAACAAATTGATATGCAATTAAGTAATTGTCAAATTCGTCCCGGGAAAGTTATTCAGGTCGTAGACGGATTTGGTACTGTAAAAGCATCATCTCCGGAATTATTCTTAAAAGACAAACCGGACTTATTGCCGGGCATAGTTCCGTTTTTTACGCTGAATGACAATTCATTTACTAATCCGAAACTTGGTGACGATATTTGGATTCTGATAGACGAACATAATCCGAGGCTATTATATTACTTCCGGCAGAACGGAATCACAACAGAGCTCTCTGAAACGCTTAAAAATAAACATAATGTTGAGGTGCTGACCCGCAAAGTGGACAAGGATGGGAATGAGATTGCTGAATTATTGTTGACAGATGAGGACGGATGGACGATACTGCATAAAAATTCGTTTATGCAGATTATTGATGGGAATATAAAGCTTGCAACGAAATCCGGGACGGTTGAAATCGATGGAGATGGCAATATAACGTTTAACGGTGGTTCAGAGCCTGCTGTTCTCGGACAGAAACTGACAGATACTTTGATATCATTAGATACGTTAATAAAAAATATCGCATCTGCGGCGCAGGGAAGCCCATATACAACAGCCATTGCATCTGCAATTCAGTCCGGAATTCCGGATTATGAAAGCAAATATAAAAAAATACAGTCTGAAAAAATAAAATTAGCATGAGCTGCGTTATTAAGCGAATATATACAATAAAGTGTCCTGTTCTTAAATCGGATACGGTAAAAATTACTATATCGGAGAGTTCTGATGGGCCTTCTTGTTTATGGCAATACTCTTATGAAATGGTTTGCTGGTCAAAAGACTGGCTGAGCTATTCGGATTTGATAGACACATTGCCGGAAGAGAGTTTCTTTTATTTACGGTTTATCACCTCGTCTATCAATTTAAAAATATATATCAACGGGATTGCCACGCAGAACTATACTTCTTGTTTGCAGGCATCCAGCTTTACGGAAAGTCTGTGTAATGACAATATCTCTCTGATAGATAACTTGGAGTGTGCCGTTAATTTACAAAATCAATTGGCAGACTCTGTAATCTGCTTAACCGGCATTCCTATTTATTACTACAAGGTTGAGCCGAATGTGGACACGAAGGATATTAATTTTAAAGAGTACCTGACGCACAAGGTGGATTCTATGAAATATATCAAAATGGTGTCTGAGGACGGTGAATTACCAAGTACGAATCCGACAATGGTGGAGAATTTCGATTTTGATTTTGCAGAGACATGGAAGGTTGAGGTTTCAAAGAGAACTTTTGCGACGGCATTTGGAGACACTGCATTTCCGCATCAACGGGATATAGTGTTTGTTCCGATGCTGAACAGAATTTTTGAGGTCAATTCTGCATACGACGAGAAACAAAAAGGGCTTCTTGGTGTCAGTTCTACTTGGATTTTAACGTTGATTAAATTTGCTGAGAAAGACAATGTGAATTTTAATGACTTTACGGGACCATTGATGGAGCTGAATGACAAAGATATTAGTAACTTAAATTCCTGGAGTGAAGTATTTAAGAATGAGGAAGCAGAAAGTGAACGCGTCACCGGTGCAAATCAAACATATTTGGCTTTATCGCAGTCTAATACAACGCGACTATTTACTGGGGATTCTATTCGTCAAGAAGTGTCAAACAGTGTTTCCGTTGGTGATTTGATATTAAATAATAAAAGTAATATAGTTGCCAAGAATATTTATGTGACTTCGACAGAGCCGGGTTGCATAGTATATCAAAAGAAATTTTGTGCTAAAACTTGGTTTATATCACTGATTTTAAAAACAGGTGAGTCGTTGCCTGCGGAAACAACGCAAATATGCCATTGCGGTATTGATATATCTGTCAAAGGAGAAAAGTTATTAATAGATTCAACAGAGCTGCCGGTGGAATTGGAGGCGAATAATATTTATTTAGTATGGGCAAGTTGCAATTATGTTAAATTTAAGTGTGAGGCAGGGGTTGCCAAATATAATCAAGAGCTAAACGTAAAGCAAAAACATTATTTTGACTTTGATGCAATGGAAATCTGCAATTTTCCGTTGTCAAATGACTGGGGTATAGAGGATAATGCAATTTATCTGACTGTTCAGCCGCAAATAGCATTAACAAATTTCAGATATTTTGCTTCTGTTCCTGCAGATAACGCGGAGCTATTGCAAAGAAATACAAAATATATCATCACGGACAAATCGTGTGTTATCAACGACAATGCCCGGCAAATAAAG